CCACCAAGCGGGCGTTACCCCGCCGAAAAAGCGGACCTACGACCTAGTAAAACAAGTCGCGGAATCCCACCCACTGCGTTGCCTCTGTCACCGGACTATTAACAGCCTTTTGGGCCAAAGTCCTCCGTAACATTGACAACTGCCCTACTCCTCTCTCAGTAACTTCGTCCCATTTGTTTGCTATCTCCCTTTTGGAGAGTTCGGCATTACGCAAACGGGCCGCTAAGAGATTCCCACCACTCAACCGGAAAGGCCAAACATAGCGATTGTCTAACCAAATAGATTCACGATCGAGGGACAACCCGACAGAAACCTGACCCAGCACCCGATAAACAGGAGGCTGGCCCAGATCCGATTCCCATGTCGCTTCAGAACCCACACCCCAAAGACCCCAAGGGACCCCAGGGGGAGTGGAAATCAGCGAGCGCAACTCACTATCAAAGAGCGAACGAATTCTCGTCCAAGCCCCGGCCCACCGAATATCTCCAAAGCCATGTATACAACCACGACTCTGAGGACGACGAAAAGCCATTGAAAGAATAGCATTTGCAGTGTTGATGATTTGGAAACCATTATCGAGTCTCTTGGTGATATAAAGAGGGCGTACCTCAGCTCCTTTGAACCAGTCAGTCCCGCAAGATTCACGGAAATGACCAGACGCATAGCTCTTCGAGAGGTTAGGAATAAAACCCATCTCTTGGAGCGCGGTGACAACTCGGTCGTGATAGGCGGTTGGATAGACTAGGTCATCTCCAAAAACCGACACGTGAGGCCACCTTTTCACAACTCGACCGTTAATACGCTCATAGACCGCCGGAACAACGGATGTCACGATCGCGTAGAACAGGATTGACTCCAGTTCAAACGTGAACGCGTTACCCATGCTCGAGATCATCTGAAACACGTGACGAGCTGGAACATTCTTCGCGCTACAGTAGGACGCTGGAAGAGTGCACGATGAGCTAGCGAACGACTCTAGCAACCCGTACCAACCAGGGGGTAAAACAGACGCGAGAGGACCACGGCAGTTTGTGTCGGAAGCAGAGGTTAAGTCACTCGTGGCGTAAAGCCCCGTAAGTGACCCAATCCTTGCTAGCTCCTGATTTCGACGCCAGGCCAACCTTAAGTCAACCCCAGTTGCCTTTTGAAAGAGGTCCCGCAGACACGCAGCTATACCAGCCTGCATCCACGATTCCATCATGGGTTCAGCTAAACAAACCCTATCCATAAGGAACTTCTTCGGAACAGTGAATAAAACACTTCCCTCGACTACTTCGAACCGTTCGTGACGGCCGTAGGATGAGCGAGTAGCTCTATCCCATTGCGGAACATGTGACAGTATCCGCGAAGCGATCGGGATCAATGATGGAGAAAGGGTTGGCTTCACAGCGAACTTTATCTCCGGCCCAGTTTCTGTACTCCCCAGCGGGTAACCACTGTGAGTTCCGGGCCCCCATGCACCATTAACAGCTATCTCTTGGAGGGTCGGGACTCTTGTCCCGAGGATCTCTTCCAAACGTTCGGCGATCTTTTGGCTGAGGTCATCCTCAGGCCGATCACGCCACCGAGCGTTGGTAAGCGCGTTTTTAGCTTCGCACTCAAGAAACAAACTGATCGCATTTTCACCGCTCTCATCTTCAAACCCTTTGAAAGGATACTTAGACAAAAGCTTCACCAGTTGGCAATCCCATCCGAATTTGTACGTATACACCGAATTTTCCGCGGA